GTCGGCAATGTATTGACTACCAGTAGCGTATTGTGATCCGAGGTAGGCGACTCCCTGAATGCTAGTGTCAGAGGTGCCAAATTCCATGGTGTAGGAAGGTAAATATCTAGAGGAGGGCATTGAAATATGTAAAGGTTTATATACATTAGTCTCTCTAAAAGTTGGATTAGCTTGTAGATATTTCTTGAGGTTGAGGGATTCAAGTGGGGGAACAATGTCGTTGGATGGGTATACGGCTCCGAAAACCATACCTGTAGCGGTGGCTGGGAGCTGGGATACTGCCTCCAAGGAGAACTTCTTAAACTTAAACTTTTGGTAAAGTTTAGAAAAGAGGTCCAGTTGGACAGAGTTCATGGCTGAAGGGTGCATAAGAACACATGTGTTTAACTGTGCTAGGGTAGATGTATAGTGGGTTACCAATTGTGAAACAATGGAACGCCCCTTAATCTTAATACCGTTTTCAATAGCAGTTAACTTAAAGGATTCTTTGCCATATTGGATAGATCTGGACAATGGTGTAGTACCAGAGGCAGATTGCTTATCCTTATGAATAGTTTTAGTAACACGAGTGTTACCGAGTTTAAGGTGTCTTGCGTAAGGAGTAATATACTCAAGAACCTCCGTATCTTTTTGTGGAGGGTGAGCAGTAGTACTCTTCTTCTTCTTGATGATGACTTGTTGGTTGCCAATGTCATCAACAATGACTTTCTTTGATGATCCCTTGCGGGTCATTTCACTCAAGCAGGATTGAGTGTACTCTAATTTATAATTAGCACTTTTGTTCTCGATGTATTCTAAGATTACATCTCTCCATAGTGGGTCTCTACATAAGTGAGTGCTAATTTCCTGGTATTCAGGGTGGTGACGCACAGAGACTAGGAACTGGTCAAGGGTTTCTAGTGTCCTCCTGCTGGCCGGTTGGTGAGAAAGAGTATACATAGTTTTGCCTACATTTACAGGCCAATGTTTACGATAATCACGTTCACCAGTGAGAATTACTTGATGAGAACAAAACTCGAACGAGTGATATCCTCTTTCATTCTTTTCCATCTTAGAGACAAATTTAACAGGGTGTCCTAAGTGGGCATAAATAGTACCTAACAGATTTCTATTGTTAGGGTCATAATAGTCCTCAATACAATCATCTCCCATAGCCATATTGTAACAATATGGTAATTGGTCGAGATATTTCTGAGGATCGAGATTGTACATGGCTATAGCCTTAGCTATAGTAGTATTATCATCTCCT